AAAATTTAGAGTAGGGCATGGTTGTAATATTTCTATATTTGAATCAGTGAATATGCGATGTAATTATGGACATGTACCGTTAGCTGAGATAATAGATATATGTACAGTAGCAGAGATGCATAAAAGTCCTATGGGCATTTCTCCTAATGGTCAGGGGTACCGTAAAGTCATTGATTCTGTTAATACAGAAAATATAAATTTTATAAAAACACACGGAACTTTTACAGCAGATAATGAAATTGAGGATATAATCATTAAAGAAAAATTTAAAGATATTCCTACAATTAATTACAAATTGCGCATTGGGCATACTATGGGAGCTTCTACAGCAATAGAAACAGCATTAGCTATTAAAGAAAACCTGGGCAGATTTCTTAGTTTAGGTGCTGGAATGGGTAATGTATTTTCTGCAGCCGTGGTGGATATTAAATGATTACAGCGCATGTTAAACTAATACAAGAAGGTGAAGCAGCTTTATTTTATAAATTCAATAAAGAAATGAATGGCTATATGATTTGTGGGTTATTTATAGCTCCTAATTTAGAAGCTAAAATTAAATTTGTAGAAGTATGGACTTACTTTGTATCTGAAATAGTACGCGGAGATGATATTTATTGCTCAGTTCCTCTCGGCATTGAAAATACTATGTTTAAAAATTATCTCACGTACATTAAAGATATTAATGGTTACAAAATATATAAAGTTGATAATTTTCTTAAAAAACAATACAGTAAGTATGAGAAACATCTTCAGCGAAAAGGTGCTAGGACTTAATTATGGATACTGACTTAACTTCAGATTTTATAGATAAAGTAGAAACTGATCCCACTACTCTAGTGGATTGGAAAAATCCTCCAACATTGGCTGAACTAAAGCAAGATTATGAATCTGCCCAAAGTGCTCACCAAACTCATGTTATTGAAGTAGATAATTGGCTGAGTGTTTTAAATGCTGAACAGCAAATTACACCTAAACCTGGTCGGTCTAAACTAGTACCTAAAGTTGTTAGAAAGCAAGCAGAATGGCGATATGCGGCGTTATCTGAACCGTTTTTATCTACGGATGATATATTTAATACAGCCCCGGCAACGTGGGAAGATAAAGAAACAGCATCCCAAAACGGGATGGTACTGAATTATCAATTGAATTGTAAAATAGATAAAGTTGATTTTATTGATTCTTATATTCGTACTGCTGTAGATGAGGGTACAGTAATTGTTAAATTGGAATGGGAGTTTGAGGAAGGTGTTCGTACAGTAATTAAAGATGTAATTAAGCAGCAATTAGTGGATACTCCTACCGGTCCTCAAATGCAGCCCGTAAAAGTAGGTACCGAAGAAGTTGAAGAAACAGTTACAATTAAAAACCAACCTGCCTTAAGTATTTGCGATTATAACAATATAGTCATGGATCCCACTTGCAAAGGGGACACAGATAAAGCTAATTTTGCTATTTATAGTTTTGAAACATCTTATACAGAATTAACTAAAGACGGCAGGTATAAGAATCTAGATGCAATTAATTTCGAGAGTGCTTCTGTATTAGCTGAGCCTGACCACAAAATTAAATCCGATGATCGATCATTTACATTTAAAGATAAAGCTCGTAAAAAAGTTATCGCCCGAGAATATTGGGGATATTGGGATATTAATGACGACGGAATAGTGATACCTATTGTTGCTACCTGGATTGGTGACACCATTATTCGTATGGAAGAAAATCCATATCCTGATAAGAAAATCCCTTTTGTTTTAGTTCAGTATTTACCTAGACGTAAGCATGTATACGGTGAACCTGATGCTGCGTTAATCGAAGATAACCAAAAAATTATAGGCGCCGTAACTCGCGGAATTGTAGATGTTATTGGACGCAGTGCCAACGGTCAGCAAGGTATTCGTAAAGATGCGCTGGATATTACTAATTCTCGTAAATTTGAACGAGGAGAGGATTTTAAATTTAACGCCAATATAGATGCTCGGACAGCTTTCCATATGGAAACTTATCCAGAGATTCCTAGATCGGCTATAGAAGTCCTTCAAATGCAGAATAATGATGCTGAAGCATTGACTGGGGTGAAAGCATTCACTCAGGGTATTTCAGGGCAAGCATTGGGTACTACAGCCACTGGAATACGCTCAGCACTGGATGCAACCTCAAAACGAGAATTAGGTATTTTACGCCGGCTATCTAATGGATTAAAGAAGATAGGTCGTAAAATTATTTCTATGAATGCTGAATGGTTAGATGATGAAGAAATTATTAGAATCACTAATGATGAATTAGTCACAATTGACCGTAATGACTTAGGTGGTAAATACGATGTTAAATTAGATATTTCCACAGCTGAAGCAGATGAGCAAAAAGCTAGTGAATTATCATTTATGCTTCAAACGCTTGGACCTAGTGCGTCTGAAGATATGTCTAAAATGATCTTAGCGGATATTGCTAAATTACGTAAAATGCCAGAATTAGCTAAGAAAATAGAGACATTCGAGCGTCCGCCTGATCCATTAGCCCAGCGTGAAGCTGAGTTAAGAATTGAATTATTAGAGGCTCAGGTAGCTAATGAGCGAGCTAAAGGCGATGAGAATAGGGTAGATGTAGATCTGAAATCTGCCAAAACTCAAACAGAATTAGCTAAAACTAGAAGCTTGCATACAGATTCAGATAAGAAAGATTTAGATTTCTTAGAGCAAGAATCTGGTGTAGATGCTGCTAGAAAAATAGAAGAGCAGGAAGCCAAACATGAACAAGAATTGGAAAAACAAGAACAAAAACGATTAGCAGAGCTTGACAAAATAGCGTTAACTGGGTTAAATAAAGGCTGAGGAGTTAATTTTACGTAAGGGAATACTGAATGAGTAATGACCAAGTAGATTTAGAAGTTGTAGAACAGCAAATTCAAACAGGTGAAGCAATTCAAAAATTTCGCGATGATTTAATAAAATTACAAAATTATCCGGAATGGAAAAATATCATTGAAGAAGGGTATTTTAAAGAAGAAGCTGCTAGATTAGTTATGGCTAAAAGCGCTGATCTAAGTCCAGATAGTCTTCGCTTGATTGATAATATGATCTCCGGCGTGGGTGCATTTGCTCAGTGGCTGGAAGGTATTAAAAATCGCGGTAGAGATGTTGATCGTTATTTACCCGAGTGGGAAGAAACTCGAAATGAAATTATTCAAGGGGAGGGCTCCCATTGAGTGACGAAACTGCTAATGCATTAGAACTTTCAGACGAAGAATTTATGAATCAGGACCCTTCAATATTTATTGAAGATACTGCTGATTCTGAAAATACAGAAGATAAAGTAAACCCATCAGATTCTACGGAGTCTGATACAGAAACAGCCTCTGATGAGGATAGTGAAGCACAGGAGCAAACTGATTCTACGGAAGATTCAGACGAAGTAACCCAACCTGATGGGGATACCCAGACGGAGGATGAAACTACTGAAACTGCGGAGAAAACAGAATCTTCTAAAACTAGTAAAGCAAAATCGCCTGACACAGAAGGGGATACCCAGGAAACTAAAGATTTTGATTACGAAAGTGCTTACAAAAAGGTGACTGCTCCTTTCAAAGCCAATGGTACTGAAATGCAGGTGGATAATCCAGATGATGCAATTAAATTAATGCAGATGGGTGCAAATTATCATAAGAAAATGGCGCAATTAAAGCCACATCTAAAGATAGTTTCAATGCTAGAAAAGAACCAACTGCTTGAAGAATCAAAGATTAATAATTTAATTGATATATCTAAAAAAGATCCCAAAGCATTAGCCAAACTTATTAAAGAAAGTGGCATGGATCCTGATATTGATTTCGATGAACCGGAAGATTATACGCCTAAAGATTATTCCGTTAGTGATAAGGAATTTAATTTAGACCAGGTTCTTGCTGAAATTCAAGATAGCCCCACATTCGATAAAACTATTAAAGTTTTAACTAAAGAATGGGATGACCGCAGTAAAACTACTATTTCAGAAAACCCTGAAATTATTGCAATTATTGACGGACATATGAATAATGGCGTTTTTGATAAAGTTAATGCAGTATTACAACGGGAAAAAACTTTAGGTAACTTGCAAGGAATATCTATGGTTGATGCGTATAAACACGTTGCTGATACTATGTTAGAGCAGGGTCTATTATCGGCCCAGGAACCCGCTAAACCGGCATCGGAGAAAACAGACACTAAATCAAATGCTGATGTTAAACGCAATGAACAGCGTAGAGCAGCAGCTCCGGTTAAGCAGACAGTGACTAAAAAACCTAAAGAAGAGCCTGAATTTTTAGGACTTTCTGACGACGAGTTTATGAAAAAGTATGCTTCTACTTAACCGTATCCCCGATACTTTTTATAAATAGGATTTAAATCATGGCTAACCCAAATACTTATAATGCGCCGACAAGTACGGCTTCTGGTACTGCTTCGGATATTGGACCTCAAGCGAG